CACCAAAACAAAATCAAAATACGACTTTTTTGGGGCAAACCCCTACCCCGAGCAAGCCTTTACGCAAGATAACGCCAAGTGGCAGCGAACTGGCCGAGACTGGCGGGAACTGTGCGGAACTGGCGGTAACTGGTAGGACTCAGCCCAGATTGGAAACTGTGACTACAGGTGTTTCTGTGTATGCGCCTTTGGTGGTTGAGTTTGCGCGTAAGTACATGCAGGTTGAGTTGATGGAGTGGCAGGTGCATGCCGCTATGGGGTTGCTTGAGTCTGACGCTGACGGCGATCTGGTTAATCGTTCCGGGCTTATTACTGTGGCGAGACAAAATGGCAAGACTGTTTTGGGGCAGGCGATTGTGGGCACTTGGCTGACCAGCATTGCAGCGTTACGCGGTAAACCTCAGACCGTTATTAGTTCAGCGCATGAGTTGCCACTAGCTAATTTGCAGTACCAATTTCTAGCCCCAATTTTGGAGCAGTATTTTGACGCTAAACCCAAGTGGGGATATGGCCGTATGGAATTGCAGATGCCTGACGGCAGCCGCTGGTTCATTAAGGCCGCTACGCCTAGTGCAGGAATGGGGCTATCGGCTGACTTGATCTGGGTAGATGAAATCTATGCAGTTGATGATGCTGTCATGGCTCATTCTTTGCGCCCAACTATGAAGGCCCGTAACGTGCGCACAGCTGGTGGCTCTCCCATGATGGTGATGACTTCAACTGCTGGCACCGAGGCTTCAACGGCCATGCTCAGATATCGAGAGTTAGGGCTGTCACTGATTGGTGAGCAACGTGCCGGGGCTTTCTACTTTGCCGAATGGTCACCACCACCCGGGGTAGATGTCATGGATACACAGTGGTGGGGCTGGGCTAACCCTGCACTAGGTCAAACCTTAGAGCTGCAGTCAATGTTGATAGATGCCGAGCACCCAGACAGATCATCTTTTCTACGTGCAAGCCTTAACCAATTTGTCAATGCCGATGCATGCTGGCTTCAGCCGGGGCAGTGGGATGCTTGCCTGTCTGATATTCAAGGGCCTGAGAATGGCTGGCTGGCGTGTGACTCTTCGCTAGACGGCTCGCGCTATGTCGCTGTTCGTGCAGCTGTTGATGATGTTGGCGTAGTTCATGTCTCGGTTGAGTTTGTGGTGCAGTCTTTAGCAGAGTGCCAGCAAGCCATGATGGATGCCTGCACCGAGCACCCGCTACTTGGGTTGGCTGTTACCCCAGCGCTTGAGCATCATGTGCCGCTGCCGTTGATGAGGCGCACCAAAGTTGTGGGCTATGGCGAACTGATGCGCTACACGTCACTGGTTAGGGCACAAATTAACGATGGCAAACTTGTGCACCAAGGCGAGCAAAACCTAGCCGAACACATGAACCGTGCCGTGGCAATTATGCAGCAAAACAACCTTGCGCTATCTAGCAAACGCTCACCCGGGCCGATTGAGTTGGCGCGTTGCACCATTTGGGCGGCTGCTTTAGCGTCACGACCCAAGCAGGCTGGTAAGCCAATGATGGTCATAGTTAATCGCTAAACTATTTCTGGTACTGCTCTGGGCGTTGTCGGGATGAGCAGGGCAGTACCACACACACCCGACAGAAAGTGGCATACTACCGCTATGGGTATTTTCAATAAGCCAGTAACCAAGGCCGCTATCTCAACACCATCTGTGCAGGCCGCTGTGGGATACGCGCCAGCAGGCATCAGCAAAAACCCAATAGACAACTTCTATAACTACCAAGAAGGCGCAGCTCGCCAGCGTGCCATGACCATTGCCACGGTCTCTAGATCGCGTGACTTGCTCGCTTCTGTGATTGGTTGTATGCCGTTGAAAATGTACGGAGAAGTATTTGATGATGCTTCTGGCGAAATGGAAGAGGTGCCACTAGCCCCTAGGTCTTGGCTTCGTCAGCCAGACCCTGCTGTTACTTACAACTTCCTTATGGCGTGGACTCTTGACGACTTGCTGTTCTATGGCCGTGCTTTTTGGTACATCACAGAGCGCACACAGGATGGCTTTCCTAGCAAGTTTCAGCGTCTGCCTGCTGGCTCTATCACGACTTTGGATGAGCAAGGCCCGGTCTTTTTCCATCCTTCTAAGTCCATTAGTTTTGCTGGCAACGACCTTGACTACCGCAATGTGGTGCAGTTCCTCAGCCCTATTCAGGGCATTGTTTACAGCTCAGAGCAGACCATCACTACAGCGTTAAAGATTGAGCAAAGCCGATACAAGAACGCACAGTCCTCTTTGCCTAGTGGCGTGCTCAAGCAGACTGGCGGCGAGCCACTTAGCGCACAGGAGTTGTCAGAGATTGGCGCAGCGTTTCAAGAGGCTCGACTAACCAGCCAGACCGCTGTGCTTAACGAGTTTTTGAGCTACGAAGCCAGCACTGCCACCCCTGACAAGATGCTGATGATTGAGTCAGCACAGTATTCAGCGCTAGATTTGGCACGCCTATGTGGTGTTCCCCCCTACCTTGTAGGCGTGTCCACTGGCGCTTATGCCTACACCAGCAGTGAGCAATCACGCGCTGACCTTTACATCTTTGGCGTCAAGCCATACGCCGATTGCATAGCCTCAACACTGTCAATGAATAACGTGCTACCGCGTGGCACTTATGTAAAGTTCGATACAGACAGTTACCTAGAGGAAAACTATGTAGCCGACAAAATGCCCGACACAGCACCTAAAGAAAATACTCAGGAGTCCCTAGCATGATGCGTTTTACCAGTTCCACATTCAGCGTTGATGCTGCCCAAGACGGCAGCCCTAAGCGCACCATTACTGGCATTGCCTTGCCATACAACGTTGAGGCCACAGTCTCAGGTGGTCAAGTTGTCAGCTTCATGCCGGGCAGTCTCCCCACAGACGGCAAAGCCCCCAAGCTCTACATGAGCCACGACTCAACACAAGCCATCGGCCTTGTAACCGAGCGTGCCGACAGCCCAGAAGCCATGTACTTCACAGCCAAAGTTTCAACCACTAGCCTTGGCGATGAAGCCCTAGTGCTGGCAGCCGATGGCGTTTTGGACTCGGTAAGTGTTGGCGTAAACCCCACCAAGTTTTCATACAACGAAGATGGGGTCATGATCGTGGAAGCAGCCGACTGGATGGAGTTGTCACTTGTACCACAGCCAGCCTTTAGCGGTGCTACCATCACAGATGTTGCTGCGAGTATCCCCACATCAGAGGATGAAGTAAGCAATAATACAGAAACGGCACCCGATGAGCCTGAAGTTACAGAACCACAGGAGAACCCAGTGTCAGAAACACCAGCCCCAGAAGTAATCCAAGCATCAGCTCTTTTCGCACAGCCAAAACGCAAGTTCGCTATGCCATCAGCAGGCGAATACCTTGCAGCAATGCACGCAGGCGGCGACACTTTCGCCAATGTAAACGCTGCATACAAAGAAGCAGTACGCGACCAGCAGACAGCGCTTCAAGCAGCTGCAGGTGACGTTCTCACCACAGACACCCCGGGTCTTTTGCCAGTGCCAGTCCTTGGGCCATTGTTCCAAGACCTCAACTTCGTACGACCAGTCGTTTCTGCTTTTGGTGCTCGCTCAATGCCCAACACACCAAGCAAGACTTTCGTGCGCCCAACCATTACGACACACACCAGTGCAGCAACACAGACCGAAGGCTCAGCAGTAAGCGCCACCACAATGGTTATTGCTTCTAACACAGTTACGAAAGCAACTGTCGCTGGTCAAGTCACCCTCACAATGCAGGACATGGACTTCACAGACCCAGCAGCAATGAACCTCATCCTTAATGACCTTGCTGGTGAGTACCTCATTGCAACGGACAACATTGCAGCTGACGCTTTGGTCGCTGGTAAAACAGCATCAGGCTCAACATGGACTGTCACTGCTGGTGACCCAACATCACTGATCAACTCACTGTATGACGCAGCACGCGAAATCGCTGAGGACAGCAACTATTTCCCAACTCACTTGTGCGTGTCACCAGATGTTTGGGAAAAATTGGGTGCACAGCTTGACGCAAACAAGCGCCCTGTACTTGGCTACACCACAAACGGTGTACTTGGTCAGAACTCGCTTGGTCGCGTTGGCGGTCTTGGTTACAACTCGATGGATGTCATGGGCCTCACGCTTGTTGTTGATAACAATTTTGCATCAGGAACAATGCTTGTCACCTACGCACCGGGCTTTGAAATCTACGAAGCACAGCAAGGCGTTCTCTCAATCGCTAACCCAAGCACATTGAGCCGCACGTTCAGCTACTACGGTTACTTCTCAACTTTCGTTGCTAAGTCAAGCTTCATCCAAGGCATCGTAATCGCCTAGTCAGAAAGGCGGCTACCGCCGATGGCTACATACACAGTCACTTTTAAGCAACTGCTAGACAACTACGCAGTGCTACAAACACTGAACGACACGGAAATAGAGGTGGGGCAATCCATCACTGTCGCCAGTGTTGCTGCACCTTTTAACGGCACCTTTGTTGTCTATGCCATGCCCAAGTATGAGTATCTAGGCATAGACACAGAAGGCGACCTGCTCTTTAACAGCAATGTCAGCATCCCTAATCAGGTGCTGTTCCCTTGCACTGGCAGTGATGTTCAGCGCACAGCGTCAGCTACAGGCACGATTACCTACACGCAGAACTGCACATGGATTACCACGGCCCAGCTAGTCACATACCTTGGCGTAGATATCACTAATCCAAGCGATGACTACACGCTGGCTACGCAGGCCACCAATGCGGCAAACGATTTTGCGTTTAGACGCAGGCAAGAGTCCGGTTACGCTGACCAATTAACGGTCTCGCCCGGGCATGACGTTTCTTTGGGTACGGCAATGTATGCAGCTGCACTATGGCGTGCGCGTGGCTCTGTTCAGGACACCTTTGCCAGCTTTGATGGCATGGGTTCAGCGCCTGTCAGTGCCATGACACCAATGATTAAACAACTCTTGGGCATAGACCGCCCACAGGTGGCTTAATGCCTGCCACAGGGCTTCTGAACGAGGCTATGGCTGACCTGAAGGCCACACTTGTAGCAGTGTCAGGCTTACGCGTAGTTAGCGACCCCACAAAGATTGTCCCTAACTGTGTCTTTCTTGATGCCCCAAGTTTTGAGACTGTCGCTGGTGGTGGCAACATCATCCGCGTCACTATCCCCGTCAAGATTATTGGCAGTGGCACAGCAGCTCAAGGCGTGCTCGAGAACATCCTTAGCATCGTGGCCACAGTCCTAGGCTCGTCAGTTGTGATCATGGCTGGCCAGCCGTCATCGTTGGAAATGGGCGGCGCTACTTATCCTGCTTACGATTTACAGATGGCTATGCAGGCACAAAAGTCATGACATACCCCAACGCAGTAGTATTATCTGCTAGAACTAACAACAGATACGGAACCCGGCACCGTTTGACACAGGAGAACCAACGTGGCCACAAGCACTTACCTCACTAACCCAACCGTAAACCTTGCGCCTACCACTGGTGGTGCCAAAGTTGATTTGACTGACCAGTGCCGTTCGGCCACCGTGACTTTGGGCGTGGACAGTCTCGAAAGCACCGCGTTCGGAGATACAGGCCACCGCTTTGTGCCGGGCCTCATGACTGTGGCCGTGGAACTAGAAATGTATCTCAGCTATGGAACTGGTGAAGTTGAAGCGACACTGTTTGCCAACCTTGGCACTGGAACCACTGAACTAACTATCTCGCCATCAGGTGTCACAGAGTCAGCGTCTAACCCTGAGTTTGTTATCACCAATATGCAGCTCGTGGACTACACGCCCATTACAGGCGCGGTTGGAGAGCTCTCAATGATTACCGCCTCGTTTATTGGCGGAACCTACGTGCGAGATATCACAGCCCCATAACCAAAGGAACCCGACATGAAATTAACACTCAACGTGGATACAGGCGAAGGCCCGTATCAAGTCTCAACCAGCCTGTACGTCATTGTGCAATGGGAACGCAAATACAAACGCAAGTCAAGCACTATCAGCGAGCAGGGCATCAGCATTGAGGACTTGGCTTTTATGGCGTATGAGTCCTCTAAAATTGCTGGCATCACAGTGCCCGTAGTGCTTGACGATTTTATTAAGCGTCTAGTGACTTTGGAAGTGGTGGACAATGATCCGGCAAACCCTACCCAAGCGGAACCTACCGCCATTCCCTAGCAAGTCTCCTAGTAGCCACAGGCTGGTGGCCACCTGCTGTAGAGTTTGACATAGCCGACTTGAATACC